TCATATCAGTCCAAAAACTTTCAATAGTACGAGTGTTCCAGTGATGGCACCGATTGCCGAGGTAAGGGTTCTGAGAAGTTCCATTTCATGGTTGTGAAGATCTAGCCATTTCTCGAATCTGCTCTTTTTTTCTTCTTCAGACATAGTACCCTCCACTGATATATACTTTGTATGAGGACGTTTTCCCGGTTTTGCGAGTCAAAAGACGCAGTGTTCGAGCAAGTGCGTGCTGTTATGGATGCATATGATGCATCTCTGCCGCCAGAAGCACAAAGGGCAATCACTGAATTTGTAGGTCACGGGCCCATGTCACGAGATAAAGGGGCACCAGGGGGCATTATGGTTCCTGACCTGCTAGAAGATGCCTTCTCCGACAAGCCCTCGGAGATGGGCAAGACTATTCGTCAGCAATTGGAAAAGACTTTTAAGCCAGCAAGAGCCCAACTGAAACGTATATTAGGAGATCCTATCCGGCTTTATCGACATCAACGCCCTCACTCCGGAGGCAGGAGAAACCTTCTTTCTTGGACGTTGAATCTTCGTTTCGCCCAACATCTACAGGGGCCAGATTATACGAGCGGGTATTCTGTAGTCGATGCAGATGGCTGGTATATCAAGCCAACGTGGAACAAAAATAGGGCCGAAGAAATGGCCGATGATATAAACAGTGCGGGCGGTGTAACGCCCGCACTGCAAGCGAAGTGGAAGATTGAGCCCGATGATTACAAGTTGCCTGTGCGGGCGCAACCAGATCCCTCTGATAATCATCCGGACTTCGGAGAAATCCTTGACAAAGAGGTTTCTTTGGACAACGTGATTTGGGCGACCGATAGGGCCAACCAAATGGAATTCATTGTTAAATCCTGATCCGAGGGATCGGAATGTAGTCTTCTGGGTGTTCTATTGGTCTTCCATCCGGCCCAACGATAGGTATGTCATTGGCTAAATTGTTCTTTCCGAAAATGGGTTCGTCATCGGATTTGGCAAACACAAGGTCATCGGCACTTCCTTTGACGGTATCGAGGAAGCGTCTGAGTTCCCCAGCAGTGATTTCTTCATTCTGGTCTGGATCGAGTGCGGCGCTGTTCTCAGCCATGGCCACGAAGGTCTTCAAGAAGGGCTCTTGCTGGTCTCCCCAGTAGCTCACACGGTTGGCCGATGAACTGGTAATCATGGAGAACAGCGTTTGTTGCTTTTCATTTAACTCTTCGATCTTGGGAATGCCCGCAGCAGCGTGACAACTTGATTGCCACCAGAGTATTTCCTGGTCGTTCTTTTCGGCCACCTCAGCGAACATGAGGCCCAGAGCATGGCGGGAACCAAGGATCTGGATGGAACCCCCAGAACTGCCATGACCGGTCGTGTAGATTACCAGGGTGTCGCCATATTCTGCTCCAACCTTCACTTGTTCCATCAGGAAGTCTCGCAACCCGTCGATGGTCATCTTCTTGCCCCAGGCGAGACGATCCACCTTTCCGTCCTTGTCTACATGGTGGTTGCCAATATCCTTCATGTTTAAGCCTTTGGAAGCGGCAAGGTTGGCTGCCTGGATGAGTTCTGTGGCTTCTCTGTCGGCGACTCGTTCACGACAGTGTTTAAGAACCATGAGCCTGACGCCCATGGTGGCAATATCCACTTTACCGACGTAGCATTCGGGCACATCTGGTACAGCCGAAGAAACGTTGATGGGTTGCGGTTGCGGCTTAACGGGTTTTGTGGAATTGCGAGCCAAGTCCAAAAGGGCGAGCATAGTCAACCCTGCTGCAACTGCTATCAAAATGAAGAGTGCATTTTTCATCTTTACCTCCTGGAAGTATCTATTGTTATTTTCGTGGCATTTCTTTACAATTGCGGCAAATGGAGGTGCCGCATGAATGATGTACTAGCTTTTCGAAATTGCATGGCTGAACGAGGCTACGAGTACACGCCCGACCATGCAGGTGAAGTTTTAACGGCCATGGAAGAGTTCCGGCAATCAATCCACGATGGCGCTCGGGAGCATCCGGAAGAGTATGAAAAGATGGCCAACCTCTCGGATGAGGAGAAAGCCAGGATATGTGAAACACATGGAATTCGGCCCGATGAAATCGATGGGTTGATAGAGTTGGTCCTAGATGTGTATGAACAAGAGAGATTATTTTGAAAATTCAACTCTCTTAAATCAATGAAAGAGGATGACATGGATATTCGATTATTGAAACTTGTGACCGGCGAAGATGTTATCGCCAATGTGGAAGAGATAGAGGGCAACACCTGGACATTGAAGAACCCCACCAAGATCATGGCTACGCCCGAGGGTGTGGGAATGGGGCCTCTTCACCCCTTCTTGAAAGAAGGCACCGTTGCGATAGATGCAAAACACATCGTCTATCAAGGGCCGGTGGAAACAGAGATCCAGAACGCCTACAACTCTCAGTTCGGTTCGGGCATCGTTACAGCCCCCGCCAGCGCACTTAACCTAGTGGGACTGCCAGAAGACGAATGAGCTTTTACCCCAAGATCTGTTGGAAGAAAGCCAAGGGGAAAGGCCGGGGTGTTTTTACTCGTGAAAAGATCCGAGAAGGATCTGTCATTGAAAAGTGCCCGGTAATTTTGGTTGCGGATGGCCTCTCAGACGATAAAGAGTCGGGATTGTTCGATTACTGTTTCGACGTGGGCGGCACGTCTGCGATTGCTTTGGGGTTTGGCTCTCTTTACAACCATTCAGATGAGCCCAATGTGGAATGGACAGATGTCCCAAGGGACTTGGTGATCGTTTTCCACGCCCTTCGGGACATCGATGCCGGGGAGGAATTAACCATTGATTATGGCATTCCTCTTTGGTTTAAGAAACTGCCTTGATTTCTATTTTGGGGGACGAAGCCTCCAAGATGTTCTTGTTTATTTGATCTGCTATTTTCTGATTCATTTCTTTCCCAACATAAGGCATGAATGTACGTCCATGTCGCCTCTTGCCTATACTTCGATGTATGGGTATTTCCGTTCGATGCTCTACGGAACAATCTCTTCCGCCTGCCCACTTGACCGGCAGGATGCCGCACATCGCAGCGGCTCCCGTCATGTAGCAATAAAACCACCAGTTGTGAAAAAGTGATAATAGCAGTTGGAGGCTCATAAAGTCATGTGGATAGAGACCATAATATTTATCGCTCCAGGAATTGTTGACTTGGGGATAGCAGAATTCTACCTGGGGGAATTTCACTCCTCTTTTGGAAATGACGTACAGTCTGTTGTTATGGAATTCGGGCTTAAGCCTGTTGTACAATTCGTAGCTTGATCTGCGAATGGAAACTGTGACGCTGGCGAATCGCTCAGCCACTTCTTCGTAGGAAGTGTCCCTCACAAAGGATAACCATTTTTTGCTGTGTACGATAGAGGGCTCCTGCCCCCACCGTGCGGCCTTGAACTCCTTGTGATAACCAGGATGCTTTCTTACCAATCCTATCGGTGTCTTTAAGTCCTGGGTAAACTTCCCCATCTCTGGTTTCAACATCACAACTTCGTCTGAGAGGATGCTAAACAGTGGGAATTGGCACATAGACCCGAAAGAGGTTACCTTGATGCCACGTTTCTCAGCGGCCAGCTTAAGCCTAAGCCAAGTCGCAGAACCCCAAAATTCATGCCAATGGGGATGCCAGACAATCTCTTCTTCATAGTCGTCTGCACGTGGCGTCAATTTGATGCGATGATATTGAAGGCCAGCAACTTGCGGCAAGAACCTGCGCACGGTGGCAGTGGGTGGGAAGTGCTCCTCTTGATCGAACACTTCTATCTTGGACTTGGGGATTATCTGGAGCGTATGTTTCACCACATGAGTATTTATGACTCATACTCAATGTTTGTGGTTGCTGGCTAATTTAGATGAACTTCGCCTCGTCCCTTTGTCTCTCTGACGACTTTTGTTTCATCCTTGTCCTTCTTCACAATCCTCATCGGGCGACTTGGATACATTGAATCACATGCATCCACATACCCATCGCAGTATGCTCTCGTCCTATGCTCTGCAAAAGGAACCTTCCTCCAGCCCAATACTTCGTGATGCATCTCTACGTGGTACATGATCTGTTCTCGTAATGTTCATTCGCCATGTCTAAGGCGGTGTAGATCGAGTCGCCTTGACCAACGTCAATACACTCGTCATTTAGATAGGCCGTGACCTTCCAATCGCCAAGGATTGTGTAAAACCCCTCTGGCACCCTGGCCTCCAGGAAGTCGTCATAAGGGGCAATCTCAAAATTTAGTTTGTTTTGCATTTTACACACCCGTCTGCTTTCGTTCAAGCCTGTATGGGTCCAAACAGTTTTATCATCTTCTCTTTTTTTCTAGGAAGAGCATAATGTCCCTCTACGTATATGAAGTCCCGAAGTTTTCTGGATTCTCGTCTGCCAAATTCCCAGGTGTATGTTGTCATCCTGGGTTCACCGTTTAGCTTGGGACGGCCATCTTTTTTGGGTCGTATGCGTCTTCCTTTGTTACCACCATGCAATTTTTGTATATCTCTTAAAAGTTGCGTGGAAGCAGATGTGAACTCCGCTTCGTGATCTCCTCTTTTCTTTTCATTGGAGCCGCCATCTCCATCAAACAAGCCCCGAAAGAGGTGTGGCAACATATCTTCTGGAACCTCAAATGGGATGCATTCTTTACCTGTCTTGTTGGGAAGTATGCCCCAATATTCAACTAAATGGTTTCTGACATATTCATCAGATAAAGTAAGGCGGTATGAATATGTCGTTACTCCATTATACGTTTTTTCATAGGGCCCAAGCAAGCTGGCTTCTGGAATCCATTCATTTAGGTGTTCCAGCACCTCTCTGTCTTTGGCTGCAAGTTCAATGTGAATCGCTTTGTCGCTTATATAGCCATCTGTAATCATCCAGCCTAGAAAGTAAGCCAGTTCTGGGGTCCATTCGGTAAATTGTTTCATGTATTCATTATCGACATTTAGTTGGTGATTCAAAACAAAAAAACCCGCTGGGCTTTCGCTCAGCGGGTTTTTCTTTATTCCAATCGTGATTGATATTTAGATCACGAAGTTGGCGATGGACAGTCGGGCGTAGAACTTGGCACCCTCACGGAGCAACTTCTTGCCGTAACGAGTCAGGATTCCCTTTCTCGGGCAGAAGGACTCGGGGTCAAGTACAACCGGGGTCTGTGTCAGCGGGACATACGGGCAGTAGAAGTACCCAGAGTCCATGTACGAATCTCCCTTGTAACCCATCAAGATCTGGCCTTGCGGGAACAGCGGGTCTTTGTACAGACGCCATCTGTTGTTAACAGTACCAACGTACTGAATACCCAAACTGGATGTGAAAGTTTCACTCGGGGCGGGTGCGAAACCTGCGGTGGCCGTCTCGAAGATCGAGGCAACTTCCGGAGAAGTTACGAGCCAGTTTGCACCACCACGCAAGGTCTTTCTATGGACGACGTTGGAGACTTCCACGACCTTGATGTAAAGGCTTTCATACTTTTCCTTGATGGTGTCGCCCAACGCCGTGTTGAAGTCCCAGGAAGAAACCGTACCGGCATTGTTACGCAAGTCGGTGAGGACTTCACGGTCAATTTCCAGGTTGATTTCTTGGGCCAAAACTGCGGTTAGTTCGGCTTCAGCGTCAAGGTTGTGCTGGGATCGAAGATCCTGCTGTGCTTCGTAGGACCATACAGCCTTCAGCTTACGAGTCTTGGCTGCAATCTCTTCGGATTCAACAACTAGGTTGATTTCCGGCAAGTCTTGCTGGCACTCAAGATTGTACTCATAGTTGATGACGATATGGTTTTCACCGGGGGCACCGTCCCATGTTAGGCCGACTTCACCTGTGGTTACATTCAAGGAACCTGAGGTGGCCTTGGGTGCGAGCGGGGCGGTTAGGTCGGTGAATGTGAAGGTGCCGTCTTCTGCCACGACGAAAGTCTGAATGGCGGCTGCACCATCATAAACCGTACCTGTAACCGTACCGGGTAGGACGGGCGTGTGCTCCAGCGGAGCGTAAACGGCGTTGGCATCAACACCATCGTCGGTGCTGCTTACTTCGCCCTGGATGAACTGGTGAGAGTAGAAAATATCCAGGTTGGCGTCACCAGACGCACGTTGCATAAGTGCATTCACGTCGTCATCGGGGAAGCCTGCGTTGTTGTCGGCACCACGGGTTGCACCTTGGTTGCTGGAGTAACGGAAACGCAGGTAGTAGACCAAGCCAGTCGGGCCCAAGAGGGGCTGAACGCTAACAATCTTGTTGGCGATCAACTGGGGATAGATTCTACGTACCAGCGGAATGGAAATTCGCTTGAACTGAGCGATGTCACCGGTGTCGGTGCTGACTTCGTTCATCAAGCGCTGGTTTTCTAGAAGGACGGCAGTACAGGAACGAGCGTACTTATCTGTGACACCTTCTAGCAAACCGGTTTGGTCCCAACGACGCTCCAATTCACGTGCTTCGTTGAGGAATTTTGCGTTAGCTGAATTCATTGATTCTCCTTAGTGGTTCACTCTTAGTCGTCGCTTCTCAATCCGGACAGCACTTGCATGGAGTGCAGATCTGCGGGATCAATGTTCTCGACTAATGTAGTATCAACTTCTTTATCTTGAGGTTCGGTGGAGTTGTTATGTTCCGCAATAACCTGCACTCCTTCCGTAACCTTCTTGCCGCTCCCCTGTACATTCTTCGCTTTCTCTTGTCTTGCTTTCTGGGACTCAGTGAGGGTGGCTTCCTTAGATTCGGAAATCACCTGAGCCGCCTCACGGAGTTGTTCCGTGAGCTTGTTATTCTCTGTGGCCACTCGGATGTTCTTGGCTTCCAGTAGTCTTACCTTGCCACGAAGATCCTCGACGGCCTTAGTTGCTTCTTCCAGCTTGCTGCTGCTGGCCAGGGCGTAGTCCTCATCGGTCATGTAATCGCCACAAAGCGACATGATCTTGTCGAGGGTGACTTTGTGCTCGACCATTCTGGGATCGTTTGCAACGTCCTTCTTGGCCTGCTCGTAGATCTCTCTGCCTTTGTACTGAAGGAATTGATCGACCTTATCAATCATGTACTCCTTCATCTCAGCAAGCTTCTTGTCGTATTCTTCATATAGTTCAGCGGTTGAACTATCATTCTTGCCCTTTTCGGTTTGGAGCATTTGGTATGCTTCCTCGTAACCTTCTTCGAGAGCAGCATCAAATTCTGCTCTTTGGACTTCAAGTCGCTGACGCAGGTCTTGAATGATCCCGTGGGCTTGTTGATAGCCTTCCTCAGCAATGCGCTCATTCTGCTTCACCTCTTCGGATAGTTCGGCGTAAGCTTCCTGAAGCTTTTCGTTGTACTCTTTTTCGAGTTCTTCTTTTGCTTCGGCAAGGTATCCACTAATTGCCTCGGTAACATCCTTCACCTTGTCTTCGGGCAACAACTTGGTTAGTGCTTCTACGATTTTATCCATTATCTAAACCTCGCTTAATTTCTTCGGTTCGTTGTTTAATGATGCCGCCCAAGCAGGCAAGTAATAGGTCTCCATTAACACTATCTATGCTTGAGCCTTCATTTTTAACGGAGTTATTAGTGACATTGCCTTGTTCTAAGGTGTTTTCCCTGCGTGTGGTACTCACCTTTTCTTGGAAGGCTGCGTTAGTGGATGGGTCGGCCACCGCATCGAAGGTGATGAGTTTGTAGCTCTCGCCAATGACGAGAACGCCGTTTTCATTAACCTTGCCATTACCAACTCCACGACTGGAAATACCCACTCGCACGCCGTCGTTGATAAGGGACTGAAGTAGCTTGCCCATAGGGGTGTTGAGAACAATCCCTTCACCCATCAGATTATTTCCTTCCCACCAGAGCTTTTGGATCTTGTGAGAAGCGTTCGCAAAGTGAATGATCGAATCGGTAGGGTGGTCTAATTCTCCGATTAGACCACCCGCATCGATTGTCTCTTTCAAGTTGCTGACATTTTTATCAAGTACCGAAAATGGGTACTGTCTTTTGTTCTTGTTGATAGCTTCCGCTTCCTGGAATTTACCCTTGAACTTTACGGTCTTGTGACCGCCTGCAATCGTTGCCTCATGCAGGTCCATTTCATTTAGGACTGCAAAGCCGCCATCGCATACAAGGAATTGCTCCTCATATACATGTCCAGGTGAAGCTATGTGTTCAGTTAGCAACTTCATAAGTCCTAAACCTCCTTTGGTGGTTATTTATCGACAACTAGATCGGCTTCTTTCCCATGGTTCATCTTGTAAGACTGTGGTGTTTCAGCCTTGGGAACGTATGGGTTTTGCAACTCGGGCCATGTGTC